ACTTGATTAGTAGCACTAAATGCGTCTCCGCCTAATAGACCTCTACCCCTAAGGTAAGAGGTAAGACCAGCAAGGGCGACATCTTTAGCCACACTTTTAGAAGTATCTTTCAATTCTCTTTTTTCATTCTCCCCTAAAGACTTGTATATTTTCTGTCCTTCATCAAATATATTTACAAGAGTTTTTAAATCTCCTCCTTCTAACTTAGGCGGATTTCTTGGTGCCTTATAAATAGGCCAATTACCTTCTTGTATAGGAGTATCTTTACCATAACCCAAAGCAGTAAGACCAACAGCAACGGGAACATTACCAGTAAGAGTAGCCAAGGGCTTAAGAACATACTTAGAAGCGGGTTCAAAAACCATATTAAAACCACGCTTAAAATCGTCCCAAAAACCAGCACCACTAAGTCGTTTAACTCCCTTGAACTCACGGTAGAGCCTTTTTAACTGAGCGTCGCTCGGTTTTTTCTCTATGCCCTTTGATTGTAAGAATGCAATAAACTTTTTATATTCTTCTGGTGGTACTTTGCCTTGTCCAGTGATTCGTTTTAACGTTGCTGAAAAGTCTGTAATACCTCTTTGAAACTTCTTTACATAATCTGGTAATTCATCAATGACTTCTTTAATAGGTTGATAAGCAAATCCTCTTTCTTTTTCCCCATATAAACCTACTGATTTCAATAAATTAGCAACAAATACTTGACAGTTGTTTTTAAAGCCATCATATTCAAAGAATGCCTTATCTCCCATATTAGTACGAGTCTTTTGCATTAATTCATTTAAAGTAAATGATTTTCCGTTTAGTGGAACATCTTGAGATTCGGTTCCTACTCCTTCTGGAATGTCTTTAGAGATACTAACTACGTCTGTTTTTTCAATATTTAGTTTTTCACCCTTAACTTCCGCTATAAGGGACAAGTGGAAGAACTTGTCGTATCCCGCTTTCTTTACTAATTCATTCCATTTGCCTAATGATACAGCATTAATTACAACATTAATATATTCTCCAATGGGTTTTCTATATATAACTAATTTTGTAATAGTTTCATTACCATATTGTTCCAGCATCTTCTTTGTAAAATTAGGGTAATCATCTAACTTTGGCGATAAATAATTACCTACAGCATCCGCAACATTACCAACTTTTTCTTTCACGTAGTCATAGCCTTTCTTGAAATAATCAAAAAAGCCACGTCCACTTAGATTCTGGAATTGTGGAAGTAGTTCGCCAAATACAAGTGTTATATCTTTATTGATCTTTTTGCTACGGAACATTTTAGGAACAAATTTAGTTTTAGGAATAGCACGGAATCGGTAAGATAATTTTGTTTCACGTTTTTTAAAGTCTTTTTTCTTGATAATATCTTGAGCCATCATTTCTGCATCGTGCGGAGGCACTGATTTTTTTACGATTACAACGTGAAGACCCCACGCTCTATTTTCCATTTCTGCTGGATGACCTTTACGAACCATTTTATACTAGATAAAGAAATTAAATTATTTTGTGAATATATAATAAATGCCTAAAAAAGTGTCAGAAGAGTTAAAGGAAATCATTGAAGATCCTATGGACGACCTTGAGATAAAACACTATTTACCAAGGGCGAAAATTATCAAATATAACGAATTAAGTAAATATCGTAGCATTAATCAATTGCTTCCACAAGAAACAGATTATTGTATTATTTTATATGAAGACTCTCCTAATCAAGGGCATTGGGTATGTTTATCCCGTTATTCTAAGGGAAAAATGGGAACTGTAGAATTCTTCGATCCGTATGGAAATCCTCCAGATTCTCAATTAAACTGGGTTCCTATGCAACAACGGCAACAGCTCGGACAAGGTAGAAAATTGTTGAATCCTTTACTGGATTGCTGTACCCAAAAAGTAGTATATAATCCCGTTAAATACCAGAAAGAAAGTCCAGATATAAATAATTGCGGTCGTCATTGTGTGTATCGTATATTATGTTTAATGAAAAAAGATATGGATTTAGATCAGTATTATAAACACATTAAACAACTAGAAAAACAAACTGGATTAGATGCAGATGGTGTAGTATCAAGTCAAGTTGATATTTGTTCATAATTTCTTAAATGGGGGTAGATTCTTTCCTTTGATTTTTTGTTTTAATGCAATTTGTTTCTTTAAGTTCTTTGGATCGATTTCTGACACGGTCAAAGGCGTATCCTTAGCAACTCTTTTTGTAGGTCTATATACGGGATAATCCTTATTACCTATATCAGTCCATTTTTCATTAAACCATTGCTGTAGTCCTTTTTTTTCACCAGAATCTTTATAAGTTCCACCATATTCTTTATACGTTTTAACAATAAAACCAGATTTATATGCACTAGGTTTCTCATAGATATTGTCTGCAAGTTTCTTTACTTTTTCATAAAGTATCTTATTTAAGGGAATAGCCATTTATAAGTAGCGATGATTTTTTTTTCTTTAAATAGTTTTATACTTATCTTTACAAAACATAAGTGTAAATCCTCTACTAATAAATTCTTCTATAATTTCTTTTATTACAGCACAATTATCACATTAAAAAGATTTTTACTAGATACTTACCAGATTAAATATATCCACAAGCTAAGGCAGTGTTTCCTACAATTTGAACTGGTTTACCACAACCCCATATCAAGGATTGTTCAAAAAGTTGATCGCATTCGGATTTAGGCAAGTGTGGATTCATTTGTTCTCCAGTTTCTTTAAGTACTCCGTGGCGAATAATTCTACAGTTTAATTCAGTAGAAAAAATAATAAAATGTCCATTACAATGTGGACATTCAAATTCCAAGTCCATATTATATTATAATATAATATAATTTTTCAATTTTTTTTGGAGGGTTGGAACATTTGGAACATTATTTTGGGTTTCTTTAAAAATTCTAACTTTTATAAATTTGAAAGTTAGAAATTTATAAAAGTAAAATAATGTTCCAAATGTTCCAATGTTCCATTCCAGAAATATTAATTATAATAACCAGACTATATCATTAGGTAAATTCATCTTCCAACAATAGTAGAAGCAGTCAAAATTGGCGGAACTCTTTTCTTCTACGGGTTGTCCATTTACTATTTTTACAAATTGAATTCGTTTCTTAGGAATAATAATCTGAGGTTTTTCTATATCTTGAAAGATAGTTCTAAAGTATTGAGTATTAATCTTACTTGAGGGCATAATCATAATAAAGGGCTTATTCAATTGTGTTAAACGTCTTAATATTTTAGGAATCAGTGTAAAAGGAGGATTAGATACTATAATTTCTCCTAAATCATTCTCAAAGAAATCTACTTCTTGATGAATTACGTTAAACCCCAATTCTTGTAAATGATTTCCACTTTGACCGTCTCCGTAGAATGCTTCCCATATTTGTTTATTAGGAATATACTGTATAATGTCCTCCCAAGCACTCTTAGGAGTCATATAATCATCGTGCTTCTTGAAAGTCTTATTGGTAAAAGTAGCCATTTATATTATACTAAGTTTATACCAAGTTTTATTTCATTTTTATCGTCAAATTTTATTACAGCACAATATCACATTTCAATTTTTTTTGGAGGGTTGGAACATTTGGAACATTTTTTTGAGTTTCTTTAAAAATTCTAACTTTTATAAATTTGAAAGTTAGAATTTTATAAGAGTTAAAAAATGTTCCAAATGTTCCAATGTTCCATTTCAATAAAAAAAAAGTCAAAGAAAAAAATTGAAATTTTGCTGTAGTTAAAAACTTGATAAAAAACCTACGGCATAAAAATAAAATTGATTTAAAAATGAAAAAAATGAAAAAACAATTTAAAAACTTGATAATATATAAAATACTAGAATGTCTAAATCAATCCAATCGCTTGAAAAACCGTCAGTTGCCAATCTCGGAAAGTTGATTCTTTCTAAGCATCTTATGAAACACGAACAACACGCCTTGAAATCTTATAAGGAAAAGATTGATGCAAAGACGGGTTTTGTATCAGTTAAGTATGAATTGGAAGATAAGACATTCGGACGTTATAAACAATCTGCTAATAAGGGAAAATATAGAACTGAATACACTGCTACATCTATGCGTAGAGAAATTCGTAATGCCTTATTTAAGGATTCGTATGATGATCTTGATATTTCTAATTCTTCTGGATGCATTATGTATCAGATATTTATGAAACATAAATTACCTACTAAATTCATTGGATATTATGTTTCTCATAGAGAAGATGTTTTAAGAATGATTATGGATCATCTTAAAATAACAAGACATACTGCTAAGGATATAATGATTGAAATATTCTTCTGTGGCTCTGGTCATTCCTCTATGTATTGGGAGCTTGTCCCTGGTAGAGAATATACTTTACCACCACTAGTAGAAGATTTAAAACAGGAATTCCATAATAATCTAAGACAGTTGGAAGAGATGAAAGAATATCAAGATATTCGTAATTATTGTATAGAAAACAAAGAAGCGAAAAGAGACAAATATTGGATTGGAACATTCTCTGCTATTTTATACCAAGATGAAGAAAGAAAAATATTAAAAGTTCTATTTGAAGAAATCAATAGAATTGGTAAAGAACGCAAAATTATTAATCCAACAGGAGGTCTTATCTTTGATGGTCTTCATATTCGTAAAGAAATGAATATTATTGAAATTGTAGAACAATTAGAAAGTCATATTCACTCTAAGACTGGATACAAGTTAAAACTTGAAATCAAAGAAATGGAAATGACAGAAGAAGACGAACAACAATATCTTGGAGAGACTGTGTTAGAATATGAAGAACAACGTGAACTATTTGAAAAAACTCATTTTAAAACAAACTCTGGTAAAAAAGTCTTTCATAAAATAAATGAATGGAAAAATGAAGATGAGAATGATTTAGAAAGTTATGATAAAGGAACATTTCATACAATAAACGAAGACGCTTTTGTTGGAGCAAATGATTTCTTAAAAGACTGGTTTCTAGATCCTAATAAACGTAAATATGAAGATATTGAATATTCCTGTGTAAAAGAAAATGAAAAAAAATCAAATATATATTATGCATTTCCTAAATTACGATTCACGTGTCTTGAGAGTTCTTCTACATCAGAAGAAAAGGAAATAAATATAAAATTCTTTAAGGAGTATATTAAAGGTCTTGTAGAAGATAATGATGATTATATTGATTGGATGGAACATTGGTTGGCGGATATTATTCAGAATCCAGACACAAAAGGAGCTACTCCTATTTCAGTTATTCTATACTCTAAGGCAGGAACTGGAAAATCATCATTATTACAGTTAATGAAAAAAATATTAGGATCAAGATGTGTTTTAGAAACTGAAACTCCTACTGCTAATGGAAATATCTTTCACGAATTCAATTCACTTATCAAGTATAAACTCTTTGTAGAAATTGCAGAAGTGAATATGAGACAAGTAGGTGATATTTCAAATCAGATAAAGGGATTTCTTACTGCAAATACACATACTATTGTTCATAAGGGATACGATCCTATTACTGTAAAAGCTACAGAACGTACATTATTTACTACAAATAATGCTACAAATTTATTTATTGAAAAAGGAGATAGAAGAATGTGTGCTTTTAAAGTAAGTGAAAAGCGACTTAATAATATGAAAACGAATGAAAAGTATTGGAATAGTGTATATAAAAAATTTAATGATAATAACTTTATTAAAGATATTTCAGAATATCTATTAGCTATTAATTTATCAAGATACTGTCTTAGAGATAAACGACCAATGACAGATTATTATAATTCACTTATTCAATACTCTTTACCTATTGAATTGGATTATTTGAGAGAAAAATTACTATACAATAATACTGAATTTGATCAATATCAACTTATGTCAAAGGTAAAAGATGGTAAAAAAGAAACAATGACTGGAACTGGTATATACAAAATCAGTTGTATGAAACTATTTGAAGACTTTTCCAAATGGAGAAAAGATGTATATAAATCAAAAGATGATATTTCACCAAAATCATTTACAATAAAGATGAAACAACTTGAAATGTATGGTATTACACACGAACACGGATTAGAATCCAATGTGTTTAAAATCAATAAAGATATATTTACATCAGAAATATATAAAGACTTTAATATTAAAGTTCCACAACCAACTATAACGCCATCTTTAAAATCTTTATCTAAACCAAAACCAGTAGAACCAGAAATAACGTATGCAGAAATAGATGAAGAAGAGTCAAAAGAATCTGTTGAACCTGTTGTTGAATCTGAATTTATTGTACCTTCTGCTACGTCCAAAAATTTTATAGTTCCAAATCAAAAGAAAAGAATTACAGTTCCATCTATGCTTCCACTAGGAATTATGGATAATAACTTTATTAAGGCAATTAAATAAAAATGGAACATTGGAACATTTGGAACATTATTTTACTTTTATAAATTTCTAACTTTCAAATTTATAAAAGTTAAAATTTTTAAAGAAACCCAAAAAAATGTTCCAAATGTTCCAATGTTTCAAAAAAATTGAAAACTTAAAAAAATGGAACATTGGAACATTTGGAACATTATTTTACTTTTATAAATTTCTAACTTTCAAATTTATAAAAGTTAAAATTTTTAAAGAAACCCAAAAAAATGTTCCAAATGTTCCAATGTTTCAAAAAAATTGAAAACTTAAAAAATGAAAAAACAATTTAAAAACTTGACTATATATAATAAAGAAGAACAATGCCTCGTCCTAAATTGAATTTGACTGAAGAAGAACGACAAGAACGTTTAAAGCAACAACGACGTAAGAATTCTCTTGCTTATTACCATAGAAAACACCCTAAAACACGTACTGCTTTAGATACTGTGGATGAGATGAAAGAATATATTGATAAACGTAAAGAATATTTCAAAAAATACTATGAACAGCACAAAGAAGAATTAATTAAAAAGTCTAGTAATTGGAAGAAAAACCAAAAATGATACTCTCTACGGAAAACTTTACAAAATACTTACATATTTTTTTTTGTAAAAAAATATTCTTTTTATATAATAAATGATTACTACTTATGCAGTTCTGTATACTAAGCCCGACTGGGATATGACTTCCGCCATCGATCATCTGATGAAACATTCTGGTAAGACTCAAATCAGTTGTAAGGAAAATAACGAATGCTTATGTTTTACTATTGATGAAAATAAAGAAGGTAATGCAACGAATTTTCTGCCACTTTCTGACAGCGTAGCCGTTATTATCAAGGACTTGAACCTTCCACCACCTGTTCTCGTGCAAGAAGAGGAGAAGGAGGAAAAGAAAGAGTAAGTGCTAATTGGTGTTTCTTTGTTGTGCAATGACGTTTTTTATTAAAGTAGCTGTATTTACCTCCGCATATTTCGCAAACTTCGCTCTTTAAGTCTTCAATTTTTTCCTTTAAGTCCTCAAAAGATTCGCTCTTTAAGTCTTCAATTTTTTCCTTTAAGTCCTCAAAAGATTCGCTCTTTAAGTCTTCAATTTTTTCCTTTAAGTCCTCAAAAGATTCGCTCTTTAAGTCTTCAATTTCGTTGGGAATTATAATATTCTTGATCGTGGCAATTGTATCTATAGGGGAATTATTCGGGACAATCTGTCGTACATATCTATTCTGTAAAGTTTCATATATCTCTTCCATTTATTAATAAGATAGAAAATAATTGATATAAAGAAAAATTTATTCTGATAGTATAATGAGTAATTTATACTATCAAAAAAACCGTGAAAGAATACGTTCATATCAAAAAGAATATTTTAAACAGTATTATCTTAAAAATAAATTAGAAATTAATGCAAATAATAGCATTAGACTAAGAGTAAAATATATGGATAAAAAAAAATATACAGATGAATTAAAAAGACTTATGAATCTACCGACAGCAAATGATGAAAAGAACCTAAAGACAACTTTAGTCCTTAAAAAAACAAAACCTAAAACTCCTAAAGTTTCTAAAAAACTCCCTAGAAAGAAGGAACAAATACCTAGTTATTCTATTACTAAAGGACAGTTTATTCTTTCGTTTGACTAATTAATATATTTCAATATATTAAATGGATATTTCTCAAATGTTATACAGTGCTGGTTTATCTATTGGTGCTTATGCTATATATAAAGCATTCATTAATTTTTATAATAAATACTACCTTAAAAGTGAATGTCATCAACGGACATTGGAAATAACGGTAGTTGACGTTAATGAAAATAAAGAAAAAGACGAGTCAAAAGAAGAGAAACAAGAAATAGAATTGGAAAATAAAAAAAATATTGTGTAATAATAAAGATGCCATATAAAAATACGTACAATGAAAATATCGCAAATACGGTATTAGAAAATAACCGTCGTCTTATTGCTCATCTAGACCGAGAAAGCGAAGAATTGTTAGGTTCTGGTATTCATAATAACGCCTCTAAATGTGAATGCAATTGCTGTCCTTGTGAATGTATGCGAGGTCTTGGTATGTGCGGAGGCTCTGGATACGCTTCAGCAACGGTAAGAGATGATGGCTTTGAACGAACTATTGGTGCTGGTGTTGGATCAAAAGTGTACCGTAAACGAGGATGTGGTCAAATAGCTTCAATGCCCCCAGCAGAAAATTTAAATGAATATCCACAGCAATTTGTCCAAGGAAGCAATTCTCCTAAATTAGAACGTCCAGTTGGTGGAGCTAAAAAGAAAGGAAAGGGACTTAAAGAACTGACTGATGACTTGAAGAAATTCGATCTGAATCGTGTCAAGGATTATGTTGGTCTTGCTAAACCCAAAAAAGGCAGGGGACTTAAAGAACTGACCGATGATTTGAAGAAATTTGATATGAATCGTATTAAAGATTATGTTGGTCTCGCTAAACCTCCTAAAGAAATGAAAAAAGTGGTTGGACAACTTCTTAATGAAGTTCAGATGTCAAGGCTTCCGAAGAAAAACCTAGAGAAGGTAGTAGAGAAATCACAGATGCAAGGAGTTGTTGGAGGTCGTAAACCTACTGGAAAAGGACGCTCTGGAGGTGCTAAAGGAATGAGTGCTTGTGGTATATCAGGAGGAGCTGATGGACGTAAAGCACGGGCTGAAATCGTCAAAAAAGTAATGGCTGAAAAGGGTTTAAAGATGATCGAAGCCTCAAAATATGTCAAAGAACATAATCTGTATAAAAAATGATGAAAATGTAATATAAGTTTTATTATTTATTTTATTTGTATAAAATAAAGAATGCAATCACTAAGAGACAGACAGATTAGAGAAGTACTTGACGAAGACCAAAACATAAATCGTCAAGTATTTGACCGTGAAAAGCAACAAGTCCGAGTCTTTCAAGATAATATCCTTCCAAAGAAGACACGTGATACTGAAGCGGAAATATCTGTAGATAAACTTATTGAAAATTTGAATAGGATTCTGGAGAATAAATTAACCAGTTTAGAGTATTTGCTGTCTAAAATTGTAGGAACTTCAAACATTGGAGATGCTGAAGGTCGTCGTTCCTATAATAATGTCGTTTCTAATGGAGACTTTATTACAACGTATAATCAACTTATTCGTGTGTATACTACACAAGGTATTTCACGTAATAGTCAAGAAATAATCAAAGTAAAATTCCAAGAAATTAAACCAAATATTGACGCTATTATTTATGGAATTGAAGAACTAGTTCAATATCTTTTTGAAGCTGGTAAGAGCGATAAAGAAATCTTTCAACTTATACGCAGTCAAGCAGTATATCAAATTGTAAAAGATCAACTTTACCGTGGTTCATCATACAAAATTATTGAACAAGGAGATATTCAAGTATCACTTAAAGAAGTATTAAGCGACCTAAGCGAAGTACAGCGTGTTGAACTTCGGGATATTTCTGAAAGAGATATTACTGAAAAAAGTTTACTAAAACTTCCTATAGAAATAGGTCAAGATGAAGGACGACTTCAAGCATTAGAAGCAGAATTTGGATTTAGATTACCCCGTGAAATAGGAGAACTTGGTCGTAAGGAACGAGAAGAAGCTTTTAAAGAATACGAGCAAATGGGTAAAGATATTCCTTCACTGCGAATACAACTTGATGAAGATATTCAAGCGTTAGAAGCACGTAAAAAGAACCTAGTAGATAATCTTAAACAATATAAAAAGAACAAGACTCTGCTGGGAAGAGATTTAAATGCTTTAGAATTAAAAAGAAGAATGTTGCTTAAAGCACAACCACATCTTGAAACAGATGATGATTTAGAAGATAAAAAAATTGAATTAGAAATTCCTATTGCTGATGATATTGTAGTAAAAAATCAACAAATTCAGGAATTAAATAAACGTATTAATGATGATGAACAGGAAATTATACAAATAAATGATGACATACAACAAATGAAAGATGAATTTGAACAATATATAAAAGACCAAGAACAATTTTCTATTGAAAAAAAGAAATTCAAGAAAAAAGGACTACGTTCTGTTGTTCCAAAAGAAGCACCAGACGAAGAAGAAGCACCAGAAGAAGCACCAGAAGAAGCACCAGAAGAAAAAGAACCATTATCTCAATTACAAATGAAAGATTATTATACAAAAGGCTATTTAAATAGTCTGAATGATACAAAACTTCGTGTTGTTGCTGATGTAGTTTTTTCTTACAGACCACGAGCTGACACAGATCGAAATAGTATTGTTAATGGTATTCTAAGAAAACAAGATGAAATGAGAATTCCAAAAGAACAAAGACGTATTCTTGGATTAGGTATGTCTAAACCTATACACTATAATAGAACCCGTGATTACGGAGATTTACCTTTAGATGGGTATGATGATCGACGTGATGATATTTACTATATCCAGCGACAATTAAAACGAGAATTATAATCTGTCATATAATAAATGGATATTTTACAATTACGTCCAGTATCTCACTTTGTAGATGAAATTAAACAACTTATTAAAATACTTCATTTACCTAATACACCTTTACAACTAAAAGGTTCTGCATCATTACAGTCTCAACGTTTTTTTAGCGACTATGATTTCTTTTCAAATGTCCCTTATTATTCAGTAGCAGATGCGTGGAAATTATTTAATGAAATACGTCAGAAATTACTAGAAAAACCAGACGTTTATTTAATTGAAATTAAACTTCAAGATAAAAATGGACATAAGGAGCGTTTTTATAAAGATACTCCATTATCAAGGGAAATTTGGAATAGAATGTATTCTGACCTAGATATAATTAAATTCGATCTGGTAGATAGAATTAGTGGTATTTTTACGTCTGTTAGTTGTATTTATTCATTTACTAAAGAGCCAATGACTAAGAAAGATTACATTAAATCATTACAAGATGAAATCAAAGAATTAAAGAAAGAAGGAATGTGGTTCAAAGTCTTGAAACGACAATTTGCTATTTATAAAGCAGAAGGAGACAAAAAAAAATTGATTTCTTTAAGTGCTGTATTTAATAGTCCTTTAGGTATGGCATATCAGACAATAGCAAATATTGATGCTATATTTGAAGTGCTTGAACATTACAGCGATGAAGATACAATGAAAAAAATTGAATTAAATATAAAAGACATTCATTTAAAAGACATTCCCTCCTTGAAGAAAGAACGTAAAAAGTTATACGGTCTTATTAATCCATTTGCTAAATCTGTGTATGAAGATTTATAATTTTAAATTAAAATTTCAAATAAGGTTTTAAGGTTTTTTTAGAGCTAGACCCCAAGATTCTAAAAAAATAAAAAAAACTTTTTTCAAAAATCTAAAACTTGGGGGATAAATGAAAAAAAACCTTAAAACCTTATCATCGTCCAAAACTATCTTTTTTCAGAATGATAAAATAAAAAAAATAAAATCTTATAGTATAATAAACAATGTCCGCTGATATTAAGAAGGTTTTAGTAAAAGATGATCGTCTAAATTGTTCCGATCAGATTACCTACGCAGTAATGAAAGGTGGTCAGTCAATGAACCCTTCTGCTTTCCAAGCAGTATCTGCGTCTAACTCTTCACACGTTTTTAATGTGCAGTGCCCGTCAGAGACCACACTTGTGGATAGACGCGTACTTTACACGTCAACCGTTATTCTGAAAATCGTTGGTACGGCTCCCGCTGGTCAATTTTTGATCAATTACGGTATTACGGATGCTCTAGCACCTTTCCCCCTTCATCAATTGGTCAATGTTATGAGCTGTATTGTAAACAACAATTCCGTTTCGTTGAATGTAAAGGACGTCCTCCCTGCTCTTCTTCGTTTTAATGATCGTCGTGAACTTGCTAGGTACAATGGCTACACTCCTTCGGCTTTTGATTCATATCATCTTTATTCTGATGCTGTTGGTGCTTTGAATAACCCTCTTGGTGCTTGGCAAAACACTTCCGACAATGATATGTCAATGCGTGGTTCTTGGGTTCTTGACGGATACGGGTCAGATGTTAATGCTTCAAATAGCACTATGCCTATTTCAACTGGTGTTGAACAGACTGTTTACGTCAAATTCACTGTTGCTGAACCTCTTCTCATTTCTCCTTTTATCAGTTGCAATCCCTCTAGCAACAACCAAGCGTTCTACGGTATTCAAAATATGACATTTCAATTCTCTATGTCTGATGCTAATCGTGTCTGGAGAACTTCTACTAGTTTTCCTAAAGTTTGTACTGTTCAATCATATTCTAATACTCAACTTTTATTTAACTTCTTAACCCCCCATCCAAGTGATTTGCTTCCAAGTCGCAACGTAGTACCTTATCAAGAATTTCCTAGGTACATTACCTCCTTTAGCCAATCTCTTCCACAGAATACGGCTTTTACATTTAGATCATCATCTCTTTCTCTTAACCAAATTCCCGATAAACTCATTATGTTTGTCCGTAAACCAATGGGTAGTCAAAACATTACCGACTCTGATTCCTTCTTAGCCTTAAGTGGTACTAATCCTTTGTCAATTAATTTCAATAACGTTTCTGGTATTTTGTCAAGTGCTTCCCAACAGGATCTCTACCGTTATTCAATTGAAAATGGCTCCAATCAATCTTGGTATGAATTCTCTGGTAGTGCTAATCTGGCTAATAACGCTACGGGTGTTGGTCGTAAAGTTCCTACAGTTGGTTCCCTTGTTGTACTAGAATTCGGCAAAGATATTCCCCTTCAAGAAGATTATTACGCGCCTTCAAGTTTAGGGCAGTTTCAGCTTCAAGTAAATATGACTTGCCAAAATCAAGGATCTGCTACTCTTACTAGTGAAGAACTTGTCATTATTACTATGAACAGTGGATGCTTCGTATGCGAACGTGGTGCCAGTTCCACGTTTACTGGTCTCCTTACTAAGAGCGATGTTTTGGAAGTTTCCGCACAAGCACCTTATTTCCAATCTGATGCACGTCGCCTTGTAGGAGGTGGTTGGCTAGATACTCTTAAGAGTGTAATTGGTAAAGTTTTACCTATTCTTGCTCCTATTGGAAAACAATTTCTTGAAAAACAAGGAACAATGGGTCAAGTCGCATCAAAAGTAATTGGAGCACTAGGCTACGGTCAATCTGGGGGTCAAATGGGAATGGGTTCATCTGGAGGCAAGAAAAAGCTGATGGAACGTATGATGTAAAAAAAAAGATATAAATAAAAAAATTTTATTATGTTAGTATATAATAAACAAATGGCATTACTAGAGAACAGTTTACAACTTCGTCATATTCTCGCACAAGGAACACTAACACTTAACGGTACAACGGCTGTAGTAGTTGCTTTATCTACTGTTGAAACCACGTCAATTATTGTTCTTAGTCTAAATACAGTAGGTGCTACTCCTGGCACTTCTGCTCCCTATGTTTCTGCTCTGACTGTAGGGACTGGTTTCTCAGTCAAATCTGGAACGGCAAGCGCTAATGACATTCTTAACTACATTGTCTACAATCAGTAAAAAACTTTATAATTATATTTTTAATAAGGATACGTATTAAAAATAAAATAAACTATATTTAATTGACCCGTTCAACATTTCCATAATCCTTACGGCGGAACATAAGTTTAATGCTTCCACTGCATCCTGGGGCTAATTTGAAAATATTAGTACTTCCATAAATGTCCTTCCAAAATACAGAGATTTCAATAGCACTTTGTGGAGAAAGACCGTATAGATCGATTAAACGGTATTCACCATTTGGGACATATTCTACAGTTGGACGATATGAGTTTACAGCACTAATAGGAACTTGAAAGTCCGTTATAATAGGTGAAATATTACTATTATTACCAGTTTGAAATAGATTTGAAGAACTATTAAATACCTTTGGAATACCAATATTACTTTGAACTATAGGTAATAACGAAGTTGTAAATACAATACTTTGAACTGGATTAAATAATCCAATAGTTGAATTGTCTTGATACATTTGAATAGCATTATACGTAGGAAATGGAAAAACATTAGTACCATTATTACTGTATATAGTGAATTCATAATTCTTACCTAGAGCTACACCAGTTGAAGCATACTTTTTAAATGGGAAATTGTTAATAAGTGTATACATAGCGTTATTACAGAAGATTTTCATAGGAGTAGCAAGAGCATTAGAATAGCCAACAGCATCTGCATTAAGAAGAAATACTTGTTGAACTGGATTCCATTCAAAGAATGGGACATTACTTGAAAGAATAGGTTGACCTGCTGTTGTTAAAATACTTATAAGTTCATTAACAGCACTTGCAAGGGCGGTATTCATCATTGTACAAAAATCATTCATATTAAAGACATAATAGTATTCGCCTGTCATATCTTGTAATGTAAGAGGAGGGCTTGGAGTAGAAGCAGAAGTATCAGATGGAACATACACAATGAACTTTTGTGTTGAATTATACGTAGAATAAGAAGCTGTAAATGAATAGGTAAGCAGATTAGGAAGAGGCTGACCAAGTTGAACTTGTGGAATAAATACTGGAAGTGTTGGAGTCATTAATGAGAACCTAACCACAGACATAAAGTAATTCTCGGGACTATTAAGGAAGGGAGAATTACGTACATCCGTAATAGAGAATCGGACGGGAACATTATTATTTCCAGAAGTTTCATTATTAATGGCATCAAGATCATAGTAAATATGAAATGGCTGGGTTGGGTCATATTTATTAGCCAATTGAACTGACATATTTATTAATATACAATATTTTAATATTTTTCAAAAAGTGATAAGAACTTTTCATAATTAAAAATCTCACTTTCACCGTAAATATCAATAAATCAATGATACAGCAATATCAGATTTTTACAATTAAATACCTAAATCATCTTTACAAGATATTTACAACAATATTAGATATTTACATATAAGAATACATTAAAAATTTTAAAATTTTTACCCTTAAATATGGTGTAAATATCTAATGTGTTGTAAATATCTCGTAAATATCTTGGATATAGTAAATATCTTGTAAATATCTATTGCGTTGTAAATATATTGTAAATATATTGTAAAAATCATATTAATATGAATATGATTTTACCATAATAAAAATTTTGATAATAATCCTTCCAATCTATGATCTTTTGAATGCCGTAAATGGTATAATCTACGTCTAAAATTAGCATAAGATTTACCTTTTTCCCTTATATAAGATGGATAATCTAAATAATTTATTGCTCCTATAGAAGCTATTTTCTGGTTATTTTTAAACACGTCTACTTTTTTATCTGGATTTAAAGAAGGTCTTACTTCTACCCCAATTTCTTTTGCTCTTTGTTTGGTATATTCTGTAATCTGATACATTTAATTATTATAAAGATAATAATTAATTAGTAGTTTC